CTATGAATCTAGATGAACTTAAGAAAATGGTTTCCGAAGATATCAAAATTGACCAGACAGAACTGGATCGTGAATCTGCTAATACCCCTCAGCTTCACAACAAATATCTTACCTTTTTTATGGACGAGCGGTTAAAATTCCAAAAGCTAGAAAGAGAAGCGGCTGCTCTTCGCCGTAATAAATGGTTGTACTATACAGGCCGAATGAGCAAAGAAGAACTGGAAGAACAAGGCTGGGAGCCTTTTGAATTAAATGTTCTTAAAACTGAAGCAGACGATTTGATTGAATCGGATCCAGATTGGCTTCGTCTTCAAGAACGAGTTTCTTTCCAAAAAGAAAAAGTTAATTATCTTGAGGGTGTAGTAAAAATTATTAATAATCGTCAATGGCAGATCCGAGCCATGATTGATTGGATAAAATTCACTCAAGGAGTTTAATTGGCAGACCTGAAGATCACTCAACCAGATTCTGTTGTTCTTAAGATTGATTGTGATCGTTCGCTTGCAAAGGAACTAAACGGGTATTTCACGTTTACAGTTCCTAATTTCCAATACACTCCTGCTTTTAAAAAGCGCCTTTGGGACGGTAAAATCCGTTTATTTAACCTGTATACCCAAACTATATTTGCAGGATTACGAGAACAAGTAATTAAATTTGCAAAAGATCGGGGGTATACTTGGGAGGAGTCTCTGGCTTCATACGATATTCCCTCTCCAGAGGATGTTAAAGGCTTTATAGACGCTTTGCCTATAACAGCAGGGGGTAAGGAGATTCGTCCTTACGATTATCAGGTAGAAGCCGTACAGCACGCCCTGAATCGATCCAGAGCCCTCCTAGTGTCTCCTACAGGCTCTGGTAAGTCTCTAATGATCTACCTCCTGACCCGTTGGATACTAGACCAGAACCCAACCGGAAAAATTTTAATTATAGTTCCTACAACCAGTCTTGTAGCCCAGATGTTAGCAGATTTTCGGGATTATTCTAAACGTGACTCCTGGCGAGCAGACCGAAATATTCATACCATTATGTCTGGAAAAGATAAGCATACCAGTAGACGAGTAGTTATTTCCACATGGCAAAGTATTTACAATCAGCCATACGATTATTTTGATGATTTTGTTGGCGTGTTTGGGGATGAATGTCATTTATTTAAGGCCAAATCTCTCACTTCAATTATGAGTAAAGCCAGAAAAACAAAATACCGTTTTGGAACTACCGGAACTTTAGATGGAACTCAAACCCATAAACTCGTTATTGAAGGATTATTCGGTCCTACGTATCACACCACAACCACTAAAAAACTTATAGATCAAGACTTGTTATCTAATATCAGTATTGATTGTTTACAGTTACAATACGATCAAACCGATATTGAACAAACTAAAAAGATGGTTTATGCAGACGAGATTCGTTGGGTTGTAAGCAACAAACGAAGAAACGAATTCATTAAAACTTTGTGTAATAAATTAACAGGCAACACACTAGTGCTTTTTAATTTTGTGGAATTACAAGGAAAGCCTCTTTACGAACTAATCAAAAATTCTTCCACAAAACCTGTTTACTTTATTCACGGAGCAACAGAAGTGGATGAACGTGAACAAATTCGTAAAGTTATGGATAAAAAAACAGATGCAACTCTTATTGCTTCGTATGGCACATGTTCCACAGGCATAAATATAAGAAACATTCATAACATTGTTTTTGCTTCGCCTTCCAAATCTGTTATACGAATTTTACAATCAATAGGAAGAGGATTACGCAAGAGTGATACTAAAGGCCAGATGAAACTGATTGATATTGCAGACGATCTGCGTTATAAAAAACAAATCAATCACGGAATGAATCATTTACACGAACGTTTAAAAATATATACTAATGAAGGATTTCCGTACAAATTAATATCTGTACAACTACCAAAGGAGTCAAATGAAAAATTACAAAATATTGAAACTGAAATCGGGTGAAGATTTAATCGGTACAGTCAGGGTTGGAAAAGACGGAAACGTAAAAATTCATAGACCTATGGTTATGAGATCTGTTTTTCATAATGATATGTTAGGACATGTGAAAGAGTATTATGTTTTAAAGAATTGGTTAGCTCTTTCAAGTGATCATATAGCAGTTATATCAAAAGATTCTATAAACACTATTGTTAGTGCTGCAAAAGATATATCTGAATTATACGATATGGAAAAACTTAAGCAAGACGTGACTCCTAGTAAAAGAGGAAAGGTTGCACTTAATCCTAAAGCAATTCCACCATCAAACGACATGTCTGGATTTGAAGATATCGCTCAAACTATTCAAGACATGATTAAACAGATAGAGAAAAGCGATGAAAATGATTCGAACGTGAAAGATCTTGCTAAACCAAAATTTGATGATAAAATGGTATTTATGAACATGGTTTTCTCTCCAAGTGTAATAATAGAAATGCTTAAGAGCGGAATGTTAGATCGTAAAGAGTTTGGAGAGATTATCAACGAGATTACTAACGAGAACGGTGAGGGGATGAATCCCCAAAAATACACTGGGAATAAAAAAGATAAGAAGAATCTAGGTAACGACTGGACCGATTGGCCTGCTAACCCCGATTCTTCTGATTATAAATAATTCTTTATTTTTCCCAGACAAACTATTATAGCAGGAATTTTATATCATGTCAAGTGAAAAAACTAAAAAACCAAAAAAAGATATTATAGAAAAACAAGTCAAAAAAGAATTAATAAAAGAACATTATATTGATAATAAACGTTTCCTTGCGGAAATGATTAAATGGAAAAAAGAGATACGAGAAGCCGAAGACAGCGGAGACGACACCCCTCCAGTTTCAGATTATATTGGTGAGTGTTTCATGAAGATTGCTGAACGACTTTCTTCCAAAGCCAATTTTATGAATTACCCATACAAAGAAGAAATGATTGGTGATGGAATCGAGAATTGTTTGATGTACGCTCACAATTTTAATCCCAGAAAATCAAAAAATCCATTTTCTTATTTTACTCAGATAATATATTACGCTTTTTTGCGTCGAATAGAACGCGAAAAAAAGCAAGGTTATATAAAATATAAGTTGACAGAAGAACTAGACGATGGTACACTACACAAATGGTTTAAAGAAAACTATTTTGAAAAGAACAGTGAACGTGAAGCTCTAGGAGAATTATTTCAAATATCCGAAAACGATATAAAGAAATACGAACCAAAGAAACGAAAGAAGCGTAGCAAAAATAAAGTAAAGAAAAAATGAAACTTGCAATTATTTGTGATACCCATTTTGGGGCAAGATCAGATGCTCCTCTGTTTTTAAATCATTTTCTAAACTTTTTTGAAGATCAGTTTTTCCCGTATTTAAAAGAACACGGAATAACTACAGTTCTTCATCTAGGCGATCTTTTTGATCGTCGTAAATTTATTAATTTTAACACTTTACACCATGTAAGAAAACGATTTCTAGACTGGTTTGAAACCAACGGAGTAGAACTTCATTGCTTGTTAGGTAATCATGATGTGTTTTACAAAAACACTAATAGATTGAATTCTCCTAAAGAAGTTCTGGCAGATTGTCATTCATTTTTTAAATTGTACGAACAACCAACAGAAGTGTCGTTTAATAGTGCTACAATCCTTATGGTTCCATGGATTAATGAAGAAAATCAAACAGCCTTCATGAAAACCATTAAAGAATCTAAAGCAACAATTCTTGCAGGGCATTTAGAATTAAACGGTTACGAAGTTATGGCTGGAGTTCGTTTCTCGGATGGTATGGACGATAATTTTTTAGAAAAATTTGATATGGTATTATCAGGCCATTTTCATAAAAAGAGTTCTAAAGGAAATATACATTATCTGGGAACTCAGTATCAGATGACCAGCATTGATACTAATGAAATTAAAGGATTTCATATTTTCGATACAGAAACTCGTGAATTAGAGTTTGTTCCTAATCCAAATAAAATGTTTCATAATATTGAATGGAAAAATAAATTACTTATTAGCACATTTGATCCTGCAAAATATAAAGGAACCTACGTTAAAGTTATAGTTTACGAGAAAAAAAGTGAACTAGAATTTGACAAATTCTTAGATATGCTGTATGCTGCAGAACCAGCAGGAGTCAGTATTATTGAAGATTACAGTGACAGAAATTCTGAAGAAGCTCAGATTGATGTGGCAGAAGATACTCTTACTCTTATTAATAAAGAGATAGACACCATGGAAACAGAAGATAAAGAAGATTTAAAAAACATGGTGCGTGAAATTTACATGGAGAGTTTGGATTGATAACATTTAAAACTGTTCGTTTTAAAAACTTTGGTTCTTTCGGTAATACTTTTACTGAAATATATTTAAATAAAAACGCAACAACTCTTGTGTGTGGTTCTAACGGAAACGGAAAGTCTTTTGCCTTTTTAGATTCTGTTTGTTTTGCTTTGTTTGGTAAGCCTTTTCGTAACATGAATATTCCACAGTTGGTTAACAGCGTTAACAAAAAGAACTGTGTGGTAGAATTAGAATTTCAAGTAGGCAAAACCGAATATAAAGTTATTAGAGGTTTAGCACCCAAGATATTTAAAATCTACAAAGACGGACAGCTACTAAACGAAGACGCTAAAAGTAAAGACTACCAAAAGATTCTAGAAGATCAAATTGTAGGAATGAACTATAAAACATTCTCACAGGTTGTTGTTTTAGGTTCATCTTCTTTTATTCCTTTCATGCAGTTAACTCCTGCTGATCGTCGTGCAGTCATTGAAACTATTCTTGATATAGGAATATTTTCTCAGATGAATGTCACCTTAAAAACCAAAATAGGAGTAGTACGAGGAAATCTACAAACAACAGACGGAGAATTAACGCTGTTAAACGAAAAAATTTCAGCAACTAAAGAAGTTTTAAATTCATACCAAACGATCACTAATGATCGTATTGCTGACCGTAAAAGATCTTTAGAAGAAAATACAGAAACAATAAAAACACTTTCTAAAGAAATAAACACTATAAAGAAAATCATTAAAGATCTTGAGCCTGAACTAGAAATAGGAGATCAGATCAACGCAGAACTCAAAAAGCAACAGGTTGTTTTGTTTAAACTTGAAAATTCTTTGGAAAGTATACAAGAAGACATTAACTTTTTTCAATCAAATCAATCGTGTCCTACTTGTAAACAAACTATTACACAAGAACATAAAACCACAGTAATCAAAGAAAAGAACACTAAAGCAGAAGAACAAGCACGATCTTTAGACAGAATTAAAGAAGCTATAAATATGTCTAAAAATAACTTGAATAAAATTACTGGTGTTCAAAATAAAATTAACGATCTAATAATTAAATCTTCAGCAAAAGAACAGACCGTGGAATCTCTGATTAAATTAAATGAAAAACTAGATCAAGAAATGCTGATGGTTTTACAGACAGCAGACACACAAACAAAAATACAAGAAACACAAACAAAACTAACAGACTTGTTAACCAAACAAGAAGAGTATTTAAAGAAAAAACAAAAAATGGTCGATACACTCAGAGGATACGATAAACTTATAAGTTTGTTTAAAGACACCGGCATTAAAGCCAAGATTATTAAATATTACATTCCTCTTATTAATAAACATGTAAACAAGTATTTAAATGCCATGGATTTTGATGCTAATTTTCATTTAGATGAAGGATTTAACGAGGTTATTAAAAGCCGTCATCGTGATCAATTTTCATACGAATCGTTTAGTGAAGGCGAAAAAATGCGTATAGATTTAGCTTTGCTTTTAACTTGGCGAGAGATTGCTAAACTAAAAAATAGTGTCAGCACAAATCTATTAATTCTAGACGAAGTATTTGATTCGAGTTTAGACAGCGGAGGAGTAGACGAGTTTATGAAGCTTTTGTCTAGTTTCGGAGCTAAAGCAAACATATTTGTTATTAGTCATAAAACAGATCAATTGCTGGACCGATTTAATCATATCGTTCA